GCGAGGTCGTCCGGAAGATCAGGGCGAGGAGGGGTCTGTGAATATCGCTTCTGTCCGCGCAGGACTCAAGACCCGGCTCGCGACGATCTCGGGCCTTCGGTGTTACGAGACCATCCCCGATCAGTTCAGCCCCCCGGCCGCGATCGTCGGGATGCCGACCTCGATCGTCTTCGACTTCGTCTACCAACGGGCCGCGGACCGGATGACCTACCCTGTCCGGATTCTTGTCGGCAAGGCGACGGACCGCTCGGCTCAAGAGCGGCTCGAGCAGTACCTCGACGGATCGGGGGCGTTGTCGGTCAAGGCGGCGATCGAGGCGGACCCGTCCCTCGGGGGCGCGGCCAACGTCACCCGGGTCTTGAGTGCCCAAGGGCTGGGCGTTTACGATATGGGGGGCGTGTCCTATCTAGGATGCGACTTTACCGTCGAGGTCATCTGCTAATGCCGAAGGTCTATATCTCTCGGGGCCACGTCCAGAACGAAGGCCTCGGGATCGAGGTCTTCCCGGGCGACGAAGTCCCCGCGGCACTCATCAAGGCGTCCCCTTGGCTCGTCGAGGAAGGTGTCGTGGTGGAAAAGGGTCAGTTTCTGGCCGATGCCGAAAAAGTGACCGCGCAGGAGGCCCCAGAAGCCGCGATCGCCGAGGCCCCTGATAGTGGCGACCTTGGCGAGGCCGACGCGGCCGCAGACGCCTACCAGGGGGCTTAAAACGCATGGCATTCGTTGCGGGGCGTCGGGCGAAGGTTCTGATCGGTGAATATGACCTTTCGGCCTTCCTGAACAACGTTTCGGCGGTCCGGAACGCGGATCTCGCCGACGTGTCGTGCTTCGGGGATCAGGACCGGGACTTTCTCAAGACGATGCAGGGCGCATCGGCTACCTTGTCCGGATTCATCGACACTGTCTCCGGGGCATCGGAACCCGTGCTCTCGTCTTTCCTGACCGGGACCTCGACCAAGGCGGTCTCGATCTTCTGGGATGCCGATGCTATCGGGTCCCCCGGGATCTGCGGTGCCGGGTGGGAGGGGTCCTACGAGGACTCCGCGCCCGTCGATGGGGTCCAGGCTATCGCGGCGAATCTCGCCTTTACCGGGCGCGTTGACCGGGCGGTATCGTTGCATGCCCTCGGGACCGAGACCGCGACTGGGGCTTATACCTCGGTCGACGGAGGGGCATCGAGCTCGAATGGTGCCGTCGCGAACCTGCATGTCACGGCGGCCGGGGCATCCGGGACCGGGACCGTGCTTGTCCAGCATTCATCGGACAACATGAGCTTCGTCACGATCGGGACATTCTCGAACTTCACCGCGGCTACGTCGCAAACCCTTGAGATTGCCGGCACCGTCAATCGATACGTCCGGGCCAACTTGAGTTCGGCCCGCAACACCCAGACCTTCGCGGTCGTGTTCGGCCGCAGGCCGTAGGAGGACCCCATGGCTTTCGCAGCAGGAAAAAATGTCACTTTCAGCCTGAACGGGACGGCGATCGGCACGTTCCTGAGCAACGTGTCCTTGACCCGAAACGGCGATACCCTCGACGTGACCACGTTCGGCGACTCGGACCGCGAGTTCATCCAGGGCCTCCGCTCGGCGACCATCACCATCTCGGGCTACTTTGACCCGACGGCCTCGACGGGTCCGGACGCGGTCCTCGCCACGGCCTTCGCCGATGCCGACGGCGTCGCGTTCTCTCTGGTCTTCGGGACGGGAACCACGGTGACTTATTCCGGGTCCTGCCTTGTGGCATCATATGAGACGACGGCCGCGGTTGATGGTCTCATCGCCTTCTCTGCGAGCCTGACGGCCACGGGCGCGATCACGCGCACCTAGAAAGCGGGTAGCAGTTGAAGGACAGCCTCAAGGCGATCCTCGCCCCCAAGGTCGAGCCATTCGAGCTCGGCCAAGGGGCGCGGGTACAGATCAAGGAACTCTCTCTCAAGGAGCGGATCTCATGGCGGGCCGTTTCCGTGCTCGAGGACGGCAAGCTCTCGGACGACTGGATCGCCCAGTTGCTGTTCCGGGCCGTGCTCGACGAGGAGGGGTCCCCGGTATGGGCCTCGGCGGACGAGGTCGACGGTTCCGAATCGGCGCTCGGACGGTTGCTCGAGGCCTGTCAGCGGATCAACGGTCTCGCGGCGGACTCTAGCAAGGAGGCCCAGGGAAACTAGAGCGGCTCCCCGAACTGCGGATCGCCATGCGATTGTGCAGGGAACTAGGCAAGACCCTCGGGGAGCTTCTGGACCAGATGACCGCGGCCGAGTTCGAGTTATGGATCGGCCTCTGGAAGATCGAGGCCCTCGAGGAAGCGGAACGGCAGGTCAGGGCGAAGGCGCAAGCAACAGGGGGGCGGGTTCGTGGCAGATAGAGTCGAGGTCCTGATCACGGGGGACGCTTCTCGGCTCAGCCGTGCGGCCGAGGATGCGAAGAACAGTCTCGCGTCCCTCGGCCGTTCCGCTCAGGAAACCGGGCGGGCGATCGCGTCGTCCTTTACTCAAGCGAACCTCGAGCGGGGGATCGGATCGCTCAAGACAGGGCTCGGGGTCCTGTCTGGCGGCCTAACCAAGATCGCGGCCCCTCTGTTTGCCGCGGACATCGCCTTCAAGGCCCTTGATAGTACCCTCGGGTCCGTCGTCGCCTCGTGGGATAAATATACTTCCAAGGTTGCCGCGGCCGAGACCGCAACACTTCGTCTCACGGCCCTCTACGACGGCAATGCAGAGGCGATCGGGCGGGTCCGGGACCTGACCAAGGAACTCGCGTCTCAATCGTCGTTCTTCGGGGCTGGGGCTATCACGAACGCGGCGATCGTGCTCAAGAACTTCGACGCGACGGAACAGCAGATCAAGACCTTGCTCCCGGCCGCGGTCAAGCTCTCGACGCTGTTCGGAACGGACCTCGAGGAGACGACCCGGAAGTTCGCAATCGGCCTGACGGGTGCGACCCGAGGCCTTCGGGAGTTCGGCATTGTGGTCCCGGCTGGGGCGAATCAGGCCGACGTGTTCCGGTTGATTCTTGAGAAGGCGGCCAAGGCCGAGGGCGTGATGAACGAGGCGAACGATACCCTCGCCGCATCACAACGCAACCTAACCAAGGCTCAGGGAGGCTACAACAAGGCGATCGGCGAGTTCCTCGCAGGCCCGGCCAAGGCCTACAACGACTTCCTCGCATCCCTTTATGTCTCCGTGACCAAGCTAATCAAGGCTGTCGGGGACTTCGGCAAGGCGTGGGAAAAGTCGATGACGGGTGGTCAAGAGGGGATCAGGCTCGAGCCCCTCGGAACCCGCAGAAGTTACGGACCCCCGGCCCCAGGTACCGCGGCTGGCATGGCTCTTGCCGCGCAGGGCGGAAGAAGGGTCACTCCGGCCGATGTCGCTCCGGCTCTGGCCGAGGCAGGCAAGAAGGCAGGCAAGGAAGCGGGCATTCAATGGGCGAAGGCAATACAGGAAAGCACGGGATCGGCTAAGGAAGTCGGCAAGGCCGCAGGCCGAGAAGCGGCACGAGAGTTCTATAGCGGAATCGGCCCGGGGGTCTTGCCCGGGGTCAATGTTCTTGTGGCTTCGGCGATCCAGGCCGAGGAGGAAGTCGCCAAGGGTCAACAATCGGCACTAGAAGCCAGAATCGCGGCGGCCGAAGAAGAGGCGATCAAGAATCAGAAGGCCGCGCAAGAACTGATCGACAACGCAGACGAGGCGAACAAGAAGCGAAACGAAGAGACCGTCAAGGCATTTGAGACCGCTCAATCGCTTATCGAGCAGGCAAACAAGGACTTCGCATCGGGCATCACGGCCGCGGGACGGTTGCTTGTGGACATTGTCCGCGGGGATGCGTCTCTCGGCGGTCTGATTCGGGCCTTCGGTGGGGTAGCAGGGGCCGCGGGTGGCGCTCTAGGCGGTCCTATAGGGGCCGCTCTTGCCGGGGTGGGTGTCGAGGTCGTCGCGGCGATTGTAGACGGCTTCAAGCCCCAGCAAACCGCGGCAGACAAGCTCAGGGAAGCGGGCGACAGGTTGACTCAGGCCGGGCAAGCCATGACCGAGGCCGAGCGGGAACGGCGGATCGAGAAGGCCAAGGACATCGCACGGGCCGCGGGGCTGACCGAGAGCGACATCGCCCGGGCTATGGACGCGGCACGGAACCCGAACTCGCAGCCCGGGAACCGCAGGACTCAGGGCTTTCCCGCTGTCGGCGAGACCCTGACCCTCGGCCCGATTGACGCGGCCGCGGTTCAGAAGAACTACATGGAAAACGTCCTCGGGCCGTCCAAGTTGCCCGGCACCATCGCGGGGCGGCCGGGTGAAGGCGGGCTCCTGTCCCCCGGTGGCGAGGCCCCGGGGCCTGCTCCGCAGGAACTCGCCAAGGCGCAATCGGAAGCGGCATTCTCGGAGCTTGTCCGGATCATGCGCGAGATATATTCCATCCAGCTCGACGAATCGGGCAAGGGGATGACGGAGCGGCAACCGCTCTTCGTGTTCGACGTTGCCGCGGGCAAGGACGAGTTCACTCGGGCACCGCGGGGGATGTTCTTCCGGCCTGTCGGCTCGGGCCGTGGGGTCGATGCAGGGCAATCGGTGTCCGGGGTTTCGGCCAACACGTCGAACCGTGCGGCCTCAGGGCGGACGGACCGTAGCAGGAGAATGGCGTGAACACGGCAGACCGTAACGGCGTCGCGCTACCCTCTGACCTTGGGGAGGCGATCGACCTCGTCTGGTCCGTCCGGATCGCCGCGACGAACGGGGACCTTGACGACTCAACGGTCTGGACTTACTACGAGATCCCGGCCGAGGCCGTGATCCAGCGGTCCCGCTCGACGTCCCTCGACGAGGGGACTTGGCAACTGACCATGGGCATCCTCGCCGATGCTCTGCCCGCGTTGACCGAGCCCCTCGCCTACTATCAACTCGAGGTCGACTTGATCGACGACGCGGGGAACGCGTGGCCGTACCATACCGGGCCGATCGACACGGTCTCGGAGTCCTGGACGATGGACGGCGGGGCCTTGGTCCGAGTCTATGAGATCCAGTCCTTCGGGGTCTTGCAACGGACGAAAGGCTTTGACTTCCTGAACCTGAATGTCGTTCCCTTGCCGACTCTCTTCGCAGGCACGATGACCGGGATCGCGCAGGCGCATTACGTCACGATGACCGGGCCGTTCTCGGTGGGCATACGGTATCCGATCCCCGGGACCTACGGGGGCGGGTCGGTTGACATCACCGTCGGGACCGGGTCCTTCCCCGGGATCGTCATCGACAACGATTCGGCCTTCGGTTCGCCTCTCGTCTACGGGGTGGACTATACCATCACCAACGAGGCAGGGACCGCGGCCCCTGCGGCGAACGCGGCGGCATACCTGAACCCGCTCGTCGCGATCGGGGCGGGGACGTGGTATGTCCGATACTTCGCGGTTGCTTACTGGGGCGTCCTTCAGAACGCGACGGCAGGCCGTCCGTTCTTCATCCGGGTCCCCCCTGGCTCCGTGACCTATACATTCGGGACAACTCGGGTCAAGCGGACGATCGCCGATGACTTCGCGACTCTTGCCGCGTCCGGCTGTACCACGACCCTGATCACGGTCAAGGACCCGGAGCCCTTCAAGTCCGGTACCGGGGTTGTCGCGGTGACAAGCGGCCCGACGGAATACCTCGAGTGGACTTCGGCATCGACCGGGGCGGTTGAAGTCCGGCAGGTCTCGAGCGTATCGGCCGCAGGCGTCATCACGGTTTCCGCGTTCTCTGCGGCCCCGGCCGAGGGGGACTTGATCCGGCTTGTGACGACGCAATGCTTCCGGGCGTGGCTCCGTCACGGATCGCCGCATCCCGGGTACGTCGGGCTCAACCCCGGGTTCTTCACCAACTCGGGCATGGGGACCGAGTACCCGAAGGGTCTCTTCGAGCTCTTGCCGCAGGCCGGGATCATGCGGGCGCGGTCGACTCGGCATTGGCTAACGGCCTCGACCGAGGTCTACGGCAATAACGTCTATTACCTGAACGATTCCACCGTGGCCTACGGTTCCGACAATCGCGTCGAATCGCTTTACTATTACATCCTGATCACGGCGACGAACCTGTATGCAATCGCGGATCTCGAGTTCGGCAACGCCCTCGGAACTTACTTTAAGAACTTCTCGCGGACCCTGTCATCCCTTGACGAGGTCCTCGACGGCATCGGACAAGACGGCCTTCCGCCGAACGGGTACATCCACGATCGCCCCGCGGGGAAGGTCCTTGTCTCGGCCTTCCGGCAGAAGACATCCCCAGACCTCGTCCTCGGGAATGTCCTCGGGGTCCAGATCGGAAGCCTTCCGGAACCCGTGTCATCGGTGACCGTCCGGTCTGTCGGTGAACCGCGCATCGTGACTCCGGACCTCGAGCCTACCCTTGGCGGTACCTGGACGAACGGGCAACGGATCTTCGACGGGGTCGAGACCGTCGATTATGCCGAGGCGACGAGCGGGGCGACGGTGACATTCCGTGTCCGCATGGCCGAGGGTGCGCTCTTCCCCCCGGTGTCCGAGATCCGCGTCTTCGGGCGTCAGGGAGTCGTCGAGGTCTACGCCGAGCGGTATGACGCAACCGGGACGGCCTCGAGGTCCGGCTTCATCGAGGGCTCGGGATACTTCGTCATCGCCGAGGGAAGCCCGGTTGTCATCGACAAGCAGCAGCTACAAGACCTCTTCGCCTTGCTGGGCGGCTTTCAGACCGCAGAATGGCGGATCGTGCTCAAGTTCTACGACGACACGATGAACGGCACCAAGGCCGCTCAGGTCTATGAGGTCCGAGCCTTCTCAGAGATCGAGGCCGGATGGACGGCCTACTTG